TATTATTTACATCAAATACAATAACAGCAAATGCGCTTTTTGCTGTAGGGTTTAACTTAATAGATTTATCAAATACTTTTGGTAGCAATGTAAGTTCTTTTTTTGGAAATCAAAACTTATTAAAAATGTATGTTGGTGGAGATAACTCTGGAGATTATAGTTTTACTGGTAGGATATATTCTGTTGGTTTTTGTAGCGCAACAAATTCTTCTAAAATATTAAATAGTTTTAGTGAAAATGGAATCGTTGTTTTAAATAATGGATCAACACTAACTAGCCATACAGCAAGTTACACCCTTTTACCTTCCGAAGTGTATCAAAAATATTTCTTAGATATAGGTGTTGCTGGATATTGGCAAGACTATTTGCCACTTTCATATTTTGGACAATTTGTAAAAAACAAAAATGATGAAGAATATTACGACCTAGATTTTTTACAATTTAATTTAGGATATCCAACAACTACAAACCTATTAGAAGAATCTGGAACTACTGGCTATTATTACGACACCTCTGGTGCACAAATAAAAAGTTATATTACTTTTCAGTATGCTGCCGATGGAGCAAATATTCCAACAGCATTTGACAATCAACAAACATTAAATGAATATAAAATTCTTGACATGAATGATTATGAAAATTGGAAAACAACTAGATTTGAAGTTTTAAACAATACATTAATTTATCCAATTAAAACAGAAAATTTTAATGATCTTGCTATTGTGTATAGTCTTGAATTCAATAGTCGTGGAATTTTAAATAAACCAATATTATTAAATAAACTACAGTTAGCATCACAAGCATTTAATGATAACTCTTCTAATCCAGTTGGAACAAGATTTGGAGTAGATGTATTTCCATATAAAAAGAATGGTATATATTTTGACTATAAGTCAAAAAATCCATTTAGCGTATATAAAGAAAGCACTCCATATTTATATCTAACTAAAACTTCTGGGCTAGAGATTCGTGGAGAATTAAATCCCTTAGAAAATCGTGGTTTATCTTTACCAATTAATAAAGAATTAGCAACATCCTATAAAGTAAGCGCTATGCAACTATGGCTAAGATATGATCAAAATACATTTCCAGAAACACCAATAGAACTATTTGAAATTAATCATAAAAATGGAACATTAAAGTTTTATATTCAAGCCAATAGCCTTGACTTAAATAGAGGAAGAATTTTTGTTTTAAATGAAAATGGAGTTGCCTATAATGGAGTTGCATTTTATTTAAACGGTAACCTTGTAAGAGAGCCAGTTTTATCTCTTAAGGACTGGTCTTCTATAGGTATATCATTTTTAACCTCTTTGGTCTACGATTCTTACTTAGGAAATATAAATATTACTGGGCCAGCCTTGTTTAATAATATTGCTTATTATCAGGCAAATAGTTTGCAAGAGGTTGAAAGTAAAACCTTGAGGCCATGGTTTAAAGTTTTAACAGACGGAATTACTACTTTTGACTGGCAATTCTGGAATAATAACTTTACTTGGGACGGCATGTTGGTCATAGGATCATCAGAGTTTTATGGTATTAATCCACTAGAAATCTACAAGACATATATTGGAACTAATAAAATTATTATTGATGATGGAGAAGGATTAATCTATCAATCTGAAAAATTAAAGGTATATACAGGAATAGAGTGGTCAAGTACTGTCGTTACACCAGTATAGTCTGATATACTTATGGTTATGGAATCTTTAATTAACCCAAAAACTGGTAAGCCTTATGTTAAAAATGTCCGACGTCAGGTAATAGATAAGCATTATGACTGGGGTCTTTACGTATATAAGAAATCTAATGGTAAATGGTTTACAGACGACGAAGGCTCAGTTTTAAACATCCCGTCCGACCGTGGAGATCTTACAAAAATTGCAGAGTTAAAGAAGGTTGCAATGCACAATGGAGATGATGGACTTGGCCAAGCGGTATTTGTAGCAGGTTTAACTCAGGTTAGCGAAGAAGAGTATTCCGAACAAAAAGCAAGATTAAAAGAAGGATTGATTCCTTCAATGAATGACTTAGGTGCTTGGCATGCAGCACAACAAACATTAGATAAGCATGGAAGAGGGGCTATGGATGAGTGAAGAACAGTATATCCGTGCAAGTCTTAACACAGAAGAAAAAGAAGACAATATCTTTAAATCACATGATCCATTTAATAAAACTTGGGATGCTTTAAAAGATTATGCTGGACTTGATCAAAACTTTCGTCGTAGAACAACACGTAATCTAACAAAATATGCTGCACCTGAATTTAATGAAGCATATTTAGACGCAGCAAATGCAACACCATCTGGAGTAAACGCAGGATCTAAACAAATCAATCCTGGCACGGTGTATAGAAATGGTTACGGACTATTTGACGTAATTACTCCTCCATATAATATGTATGAATTAGCCAACTTCTATGACACATCATTTGCTAACCATGCTGCGATTGATGCTAAAGTAGAAAACATTGTTGGTCTTGGATATCGTTTTGATATTTCAGATAGAACGTTATTAAGGTTTGAAATGAACGAAGATGCAGGTGCGGTAGACCGTGCTCGTAATCGTATTGAAAGAGCCAAGATCCAACTACGTGACTGGCTAGAAAATTTAAATGATGATGATAGTTTTACAAAAACAATGGAAAAGGTTTACACAGACCTTCAAGCAACAGGTAATGGATTTATTGAAGTAGGTAGAACAACTGCTGGTGAGATCGGTTATGTTGGTCACATTCCAGCAACAACTGTCCGCATACGACGCTTGCGTGATGGATTTGTGCAGATTATTGGTCAGAAGGTGGTTTACTTTAGAAACTTTGGAGCAAAAAATGCAAATCCTCTAGGTACAGATCCACGACCTAATGAAATAATCCATTTAAAACAATACTCACCTTTAAACACATTTTATGGAGTTCCAGATATTATTGCAGCAATGCCATCTCTTATTGGAGATCAACTTGCTTCTCAGTATAATATTGACTACTTTGAAAATAAGGCTGTTCCAAGATATGTTGTAACTCTAAAAGGTGCAAAACTTTCAGGCGATGCTGAAGACAAAATGTTTAGATTTTTACAGACTGGACTTAAGGCTCAATCACACAGAACTCTTTATATCCCGCTTCCTGGAGATACAGAAGGAAATAAGGTTGAATTTAAGATGGAACCAATTGAAAACGGTATCCAGGATGGCTCATTTAAAGAGTATCGTAAACAAAATCGTGATGATATTTTAATTGCTCATCAAGTTCCTATTTCAAAACTAGGTGGTGCAGACTCTGGAGGCATCGCAGCAGCACTTTCTCAAGACCGCACATTTAAAGAACAGGTTTCTCGTCCAGCACAAAAACATTTAGAAAAGGTTGTAAATAAAATTATAAGAGAAAAAACAGATATTCTTGAACTTAAGTTTAATGAATTAACCTTAACCGATGAAATTGCACAATCCCAAATCCTTGAAAGATATGTAAAGACTCAGGTTATGACTCCAAACGAGGCTCGTGAAATGTTAGACTTGCCACTAAGAGCAGATGGAGATACTCCATTTATTATGTCTCCAAGACAAGCAACCGATGCTAGAGCAAATTTAACAGGGGATCGCCAAAGAAATTCAGAAAGAACAAATAATAATTCTGATTCACCAACTACAATATCTGGACGAAATGCACAAGGTGAAGGTAGATCATCTCAATAGTTGAGAAAATCTTTTAAAGCGGTGCTATAATTATAACGTTATGTTAATAAATAAGGCTCATTGGGAAACTAAAGGTGACAATGTTCGCCTTTCAATGCCCATCGGAAAAATAGACGTTGAACGCCGTATGGTATCTGGTTTTGCAACCCTTGATAACGTTGATCGTCAAAATGACATTGTAACAACAGAATCTAGTATAACTGCTTTTAAAAATTTCCGTGGCAATCTTCGTGAAATGCATCAACCAAGTGCTGTTGGTAAAATTGTTTCTTTTAAAGAAGATAAATATTTTGATCCAAGTACTAAAAAATTTTACAGCGGAGTTTATGTTTCTGCTTACGTTTCAAAAGGTGCACAAAGTGCATGGGAAAAAGTTTTAGACGGAACCTATACTGGTTTTTCAATAGGTGGAAATATTAAAGAGTGGGATGACGCTTACGATGAAAAAATAGATAAAACAATTCGTGTAATTAAAACTTATGAATTGTCAGAACTTTCTCTTGTAGATAATCCAGCAAATCAATTTGCAAATATAGTTTCTATTGAAAAAATTAATGGCCAAAACGTAGTTGATGGCTATCTATCAAAAACAGAAATTGAAAATGTATTTTGGGACTCAGAAAACGGTATTGTAATGGTATCTGATTCCGACTCTGCAACAAGTCCAGTAAATGGTAATGTAATGCAGAATATTGGTTTTATAGAAAAAAATGATAAAGATACAGAAAAACTAATAAAATTCTTAGTTGATAGTGCTAAAGGCATTAATACAATTAAGATTACTAAGGAGGTAAATCCAATGACAGAATCAACAAACG